CGCCGCGCCGGTAACGTGATTTTGCGCCAGCAGCCCCAGCATGGCGGAGGCCTGCTCAACGCCGACGCCGGCACTTTTCGCCACCGGCGCGACGCTGCTCAGCGCGCTGCTCAGATCCTCAAACTTCATGCCGGTCTGGTCGAGGGTGGCGTTAAGCACATCGCCCAAGTGGGCGATGTCGCCGCTGTCGAGGCCGAACGCGCTTTTCGCGTCCATCAGCAGACCGGCGTTGTCCGCCGCCGAGTGGCTGTTGACCTGCGCCATGTTCAGCGCTACCGGCGTCGCGAAGGCGATGTCGTCGACCGAGCCGCCCGCGTGGGCGATATCGAGCTGGGTCTGCGCCACCGCCTGCGCCGGAACGCCGGTCTGCACGCTGAGGCTGCGCGCCTGTTTATCCAGCGCGACGGCCTGCGGCGATCCTTTCTGCAGGCCGGTTTTGGCCTGCAGCGCGGCATCGGCGCGCGCCAGCTCGTAGCCGGGACGCAGCAGCGCGGCGCCGGCGGTAAAGCCCGTTTTCGCCAGGCCGAGCGCTGCTGCGCCGCCGCTGCGGATCTGGCCCGCCAGCGCCTGCCCTTTACGGTAGCGCTCCGCCGTCTGGTTTTGCCGCTCCTGCTGCTGGTTCAGCCGCTGTAGCTGCTGCTGCTGACCGCTAAGGTGCTGGCTGGTCTGCGCCGCGGCCGCTTTCAGCCGCAGCTGCTCGCTGCTCAGGCTGCGCGTGGAGATGCCCGCCTCGTTCAGGCTCTCGCGCTGTTGCTGCACGGCCAGACGCAGGCTCTGCGCCTGGCTTTGCAGCGCGGCGGTATGCTGACGCGCCTTCTCCAGCGCGCGGCTCTGCTGCTCTGCTGGCTGGCTGCTATTGCGCATTGCCAGCGCCAGCGCCGCCGTTTCATCTCTCGCCTGTTTAAGCTGCTGCTGCGTGTCGCTCAGCTGGCGGCGGGCGGCGCGAAAGCCGTCGATTTTCGCCGACTGCGCCTGTAGCGCCGCCAGGCTTTGCTGCGTATCGGCAATGGAACCGGCGACGTTTTGCGTTTCGTTCTGGAGGCTCTGTAGCGGGCGCAGCGCCTGATTAACCGCCTTCAGCAGCGCCTGCAGTTTGAGGTCTTCACTCATCCGTATTTGCTCCACTGCGGATCAGGGCTTTATGCCGCCAGTCGAGCAGGTCGGCCAGCGGCAGGTCGTTCATTTCAGAAAGGGGCCAGTGAAAAATGGCGGCGATATCAGCCATCAGATCGTTGACCGTCAGTCCGCCAGGCCAGTCGACGCTGCCGACTTCGACTGCAAAAAACCGATCACCTTACCGCCGAGCGCGATGAGATCCACCGGGTCGAGGCTGTTGCACTCCGCTTTGGTCAGCGCAGGCAGCGTGATACGCGGCAGCACCGTCAGCAGCGCATCGACGTCGCTTGATGCCAGATCGGCGAGGCGCACGCCGCGCAGCGAACCGGCGCTCGGCCTAATCAGCTCAACCTGCGCGATCGTGGCGTCGCCGCGTTTTAGCGGGGTTTCCAGCTCAACGATATTCTCTTTTTGTTCCATGCTTCTCTCCCATACAGATAAAAAAGCCAGCGCCGGGCGCTGGCGTCAGGGTTAAGCCAGGCCGAGATTTTTACGGCGCTGCGCCAGGCGATCGTCGCCGTTCACCTTCTCGACCATGTTGACGGTATCGATCTCAATCAGCTCTTTACCGTTCCAGGTGAGTTTGAAGTAGGTGTTTTTGGTGGTGATTTTGGTTTCGGTGTCTTCGCCCTGTTTGGCTTCGCCGAAGTCGAACGCCTGATGGCGGCCGCGCACCTCAATCTCTACCGCGATCTCTTCGCCGGTGTCGTCACGCTGGTAGGAGCCGGTGAAGCGCAGCGGCACGGCGGAACCGCCCCACTGCGTCAACACCAGGTCGTCCATACCGGCGATGGTCCACTCCATATCGAGCGCGTCATCGTCCAGACCGTTATCGATAAAGGCCGCGCCGTTCATGCCGCCGCCGCGATAGGCGTCCAGCTTGCGAGAAAGTTTCGGCAGGGTGACGGAAGAGACAACGCCCTGATAGCTGTTTGAATCGTTGAAAAGGTTCAGCCCTTTCAGTTTGCGGGGTAGTGCCATTTATCCGGCTCCTCAGCTGTTAACGGATGCGGCGAAGTTCGCCAGATAGGTGTCGGTGATGCGCTGGCGCAGCGTCAGATCTTCCAGCGGCGGCACCGGCGTGTAGTCGTAGTCGATAAAGAGTTTGCCCGCCTTCAGGGTAGAGACGTCGTTAGCGCTTTCGTCATACCAGGCGGATGCGCCCAGCAGATAGCCCGCGTTGACCAGCTCGCGGAATTTGGCGTTGATGCCCGCCACGATTTCACGCACCAGCACCGGCGTCAGCGGCTTGTCGTTGGCCCACATGTGCGCTTCGGCCATGGTGTCGGCCAGCACCTGCGCGGTGCGGGTGTAGTTTTCAAACGCAAACAGCGGATCGTCGCTGCAGGTGCGGTTGCCCCAGAAGCGAAAGCCATCTTTGCGGATCAGCGTGGTGACGCAGGCTTCGTTCAGCAGATCGGCGTCGGTGCCGCTCTGTTGCAGATCCCAGAAGACCGATGAAGAGATGCCGGTAACGCCGTTGACGCCGACGTTCGACAGGGTTTTATGCCAGCCGGTATCGTTGTCGATTTTGGCGCGCAGACCCAGCGCACGCGCCGTCGCATAGGCGGTTTCAGCGGCGTTGGTCGCGGTGTTCCAGGCGACGAAGTCGGGCCAGATCACCATCAGCTCGCGCTGGCTGAAGTTTTTGCGGTAGTTCATCGCCTCGCTGATGGTTTTGCAGTTCCAGGCGGAGACATAGGCGAAGGCGCGCAGCTGCTGCGCGATACTCGCCAGCGCGGTCGCCACTTCCTGCGAATCGAGCCCCGGCACGCCGAGGATGCGCGGCTTAACGTCGAGCTGCGTCTGCGCGGTGAGCAGCGCCTTCATGCCGGTGTACTGACCGTTTTCATCGGTGGTGCCAATGATGTTCGAGGTAGTTTCCGCTTCGGTTTCGCCTTCGGCGACGCGCACCACGACGGTAACCGGTTTCGACTGGTCGGCAATCGCCTGCAGCGACGCCGCCAGCGTGCCTTTGCTGCCGGCTTTGGCGATAGCGGCCTGCACGTTGGTCAGCAGCACCGGGGTGTTGAGTGGAAAAGCCGTGGCGTCTGCGTCGTCTGCGGTGCAGACCAGGCCGACTACGGCGGTGGATACGGTAGAAATGGTGCGCGTGCCGTCATTAATTTCGACAACGCGTACACCGTGATGATAATCAGACATCTGATGCACTCCGTGTTGAGGGTGCGCTCAGATTGTCAGGTCAGGTGAGAGAAATCATGCGGTTAGAGTTTGCTGAGGGATGAATGAACATGGAAAAAAATTAAATAAAAAAAGCCTCCCCTGAACAGGGAGGCCGCATTAGGTATAATGATCGATCAATTACCTAACGTGATTTGTCGATAATCTGTTTGATAATCCCTGTCACCGTAAAAGCAGCCGTCATCCGGATTATAATAAGCCCCGGGCTGTGCGGAAACTTTATCTAATAAAATCAAATCATAACCATCAATTGAAAATCCTTCAGGTGCAACAATAGTATTATCTACCAGACAGGTACCAGACTTTATTACAGCGTATTTTTTATTCATTATGCGTACTCATAAATAATTACCACACCATTTGCCCCAGCGCCTGAAGGTTTAGCTGTATATGCAATTTTATTTGGTGAGGCGCTATCATAAAAACAACAAGTCCCGCTACCGCCAGCCCCATAGCCTGAGTTAGCGCCATCAATACCGTTACCCATGTTACCTATACAATTAGTATTTCCAGAAAGCATACTGGCTCCCCCAGCCCCTCCTAATTGACCAATAGTACCTAAGTAGCCCCAACCCCCCATCGTTCCATTTGCTATATGGATTAACTGATAAGCGGTAGAGGTCTCTTTGAAAAAGCCACTTCCAGCAACCCCAGCAATAATCATTGAAGAGTTAGAACCAGCTGAGTAATCTTTTTGAGCACGAGTTGAAATAGCACCACTACCTCCGCCAGAGGCGTAAATATTACTACCAAAGTAGGTCGTCCCTCCGCTATTTCCTATATTACCAACTACGCTTCCGCCACCTAGACCTATGGTGATTGGGATATTTTTGACTGAGAATTTGCTTAAATCCACTACAAACTCAACATAACCACCTCCGCCGCCGCCGCCACCAGCAGAAGAATATGTATTCGTATCAACAGTCACGCTGCTGGCACCACTACCTCCGGCCCCAGCCATTTTGCAAACTATTTTTTTTGCATCCTGACTGGGCGTATAATTACCTGAAGTATTTATTAAAATAGTACGTAAGAGTCGACCGGTAAATTTGTCAGTTAAGTCCAGATTGGCTAATAATTCCGCCACCTTCCCCGCACTCTTCACCTCCGCCAGCGCGTTCGCAA